AATCTCACTTATGTTGTCTGCCATTTCTTTCTATTGTGTTTTTAAGCCTGCGAATACAGATTGCGTATAGTTCTGCGCTTATTTCGGTTGTGTAGGAACTGCCCTCGTGTTTGTTGATGTCCAACAACATTTCTAAGTAGTCCTCACGTGTTGTTTTCCTGCCTTGCTTCGTTTTCTCCAGTTGCTTTAGTTCGTTCTGCAACTCTTCTAAACGCATTTCATTGCGCTTTTCGATCGTGCGCACATAACCCATCTCTGCCTGATACGTGTCGGCTGTAAACTTGAATTTAGGGTATTCCTCACGTAGCAATTGCGCCACTTCTTCAAGGTATTTTAGCGACATAGCATGTAGCATGTAGTCTATGTACAGTTGCCGCCATTGTATGCCCAGTATAGCCGTTATTACTTCCATGTGACGGGTATAACCATCATCACCCAACATTCGGTAATAGTCGTTTAATACTCGCAGCCATGCAGCATATAACTCGGTTTCTGTTCCTTCGCCTAATACGGTGTAGTTTCCTTCGACTGCGCACGATATGAATTGATTTAGTGTTACGTCCTTACATGACTGTGCAATATTCGATGACTTCGAGGCGCTGACAGTCTTCGTGGTCTGTTGGTCTCCACATGTAGCCGGGGTTGGTGTTCTTCGTGCGAATAAGCGCAAATGCAGATAGCCCTCTGCTCTTTGCATCCATGTTCGCTTTTCGCTTGATTTCGGTGTATCGTGCATTGTCAATCTCTTGTTTGTTGGTACATGAGGAACATGTGCTCATAAATTCAGTATTTGGTTACGCTCCAATGATAACTCAAATTCGTAGTGGCAACTTGTAGTAGTGCAATTAATCAATTCGTACATCACAGACCCAGCGTCAACAATGATACACGTTATAATACGTGGTAGTTGTTCTTCTTCGGTTTTTAGATAAACCATTTGCCCTATCTCGAACTTGTTATCTATGACCATCATAAGCCAAATTTACGCCAAAAATCACAATTGTAACGCCTCTTTCAGCTCCCGCACAAAAACATCCCGAATAATAAACCACGCCTGTTGTTTCCCCTCTGTCGTTAGCCCATATATAGTCGGACGTTTACCAGATACATACGGGCTGTAATCCACACGGCTGCTTATTTCGTACTGCTGCCCCTGTATAGTCAGTTCCATTTCACGCTGCAACCGTCCTGTACGGTAAATGTCCACAAACCCCCTTGTTGGTTTGCGTTTGGCATAGTCGGTGCTATATGGCGGCAACGGCTTGCCGTCCTTACCTATGCCCTTGTCGTACAACTGCGAACGGTTAATGTCTAACACCTGCTGTTCATTGGCTTCCATAGCATCCCCAGCCGCTTTGATACGGTCGAATGCCTTTAGCCTGTCTAACATTTGTCGTACTGTTGCCATAAGAGTATTTAAAGGAAGGGCGGGAGCATATACCCCCGCCCTGTAACCAACACGAACCAAAAGAAAGCGAGGTTACTCTACGGGCTTTTCAGCCTTTGAAGCCTTTTTAGCGGGTGCTGCCTGTACAGGAACACACACACTATACACCGTTTTCAGCGATGACTCACGTTCATGAGGGTGCTTAAACGGGTAGATATGCGATTCCGCTACAAATGCAGCAACAAAGTCCGCTTCGGTGGCGTATGCCGCTACTGCTGCAATATTCCACTCCATGCCATCTACTTTAACTGTTGTCTTGCTCATATTCTACGCTATTATGGGTGAGTATAAGTATAAACAGTACCTTCCGATACCGCAGGGCAGAAATAAGGCGTAGCAAGCAACACCGATGGAACATTCAGGCGTACCGTTACAACGTCTAAGGAAGACAATGTAGATACAGTGAATACCATTTGATCGTTTGTGCTGTCGTATGCCACACCTGACGGAGTAAGTGTTGACCCATTCTTGGTGAGCAACCACGCACCTGCCGCATCGAGTACAGTACCGAACTTAGCAAGCAATGACGCCTTAGCACCTATACCGTCTGTGTACACCTGTACTTTAATAGCAGTAGATGTGTTCGCCAGACCCTGTACTATCAGCGTGTCATACAGCAGTGAAGCCCAATCCTGTGGAGTAAGGTTAGCCTGCACCATTGCTGCGCTTTCGTTCAATTCAGCGTTGTTCTGAATAATCATATTCACGTTGAACTTAACGAGCGTGTCAACGGTAGCGGTCTTCATGTCCTGCATGTAGAATGAGAACAGAGACACGCCGCCAAGACCGCTTGCACCGTCTGCGTCTGTCTTAGATGTGCCGATAAGGTTACCCGCATCGTCAACCCAAGCAAAATCGTATTGGTCTTGAGCTGTAAGACTGTACTGCTTCCACTTAGCAAACTGCGCAAATTGCAGGGTCATGTCCCACTGCCAGTTGTATGGCGGGAACTGTGTCGGAGTCAGGTAACCGTCTTTGTTTTCGGTCTTTACCGCCTCTGTATTGTCCTGCATCTGCGACAATATGCCCGACAGTTTCCAACGAAGCCCCGGAGTGTCGTTAGTCAGGCCGTCATAGATATAATCTTTCAGGGCTGCGTTATCGGTCAGCACCGAAGCAGGGATAACAGTTCCTTTAGGGAACATCAAAAAGTACTTGTAAATTGACGGCTGGAACGCACAGAAGAATTTACCTACGTTGCCCGATGTGCCGCAATTCGATAGATTTAGAATTGTAGTTGACATTTTTTAGTTGTTTTTAATTGTTTTCGTTATAAGTTATTAGTGCGCTGTCACCGTCATTGAAGCTATCAAACGTGAACGTCTGAGTAGATGGATTGTACGGCATGTTGTCGATGTTGTTGTTATTGAGTATCACATTCGGGAACACGTATCGGTTCGCCAAGTGAGGTATCGTTAACGTAGAGCCTGTCGGGTATTCCAACGGTATGCGAGTACCGTTTACTAATGTCTGATATTCATTCGGGTCGGGGTTGCTCTTGAAGTTAGCCCGTATGCATCCTGTCATTGCGTTGAAGTTTTGAGGTAGTATAGGCGGGGTGCAGTCACCGTACATGTCGAGTCCCATTGATAGCGTACCGTCAATACGGAAGCATAAACGTGGTTGGTGCTGTTGGTTTGTAATCACGGCATCACGAAACGCCCCTGAATACTTGTTAACCACATTGTCCACATCCCTGCTAACGCCGTTCACGATAAACCCGAACGGGGCAGGAGTAAGCAGGTCGAGTACGTCACGCACTACCTGTTCATCCATCCTTTGCGGATTAGTAACAGGTCGAACTTTGGCAAGGTTCACAAAGAAGTACAACGAAAGGTTATACGTGGTACGTTCTACGTCAATCAGCATCGGGTCATTAAGACCCACATAGAACAATGCCTGAATCTTATCGTTATAGAACATGTCCTTTGAGTAGTCCTTACCTTGCTGATACCATTGCGGAACAAACCCATCGGCTACGCTGTTACGGTACACCCTGCCATAAGCCTGCAACATATCACCAGTCATGCCAGATGTACCCCACAACACATACAGACGCTCGTACAGGTAGGTAATTATCTTTCCTGTTGCATAGTCTATGCCTGTCGGGTATGGTACTACGTTTATGCTCATATCTGATGTCCCCAGCGTGGATAAGTGATTGCCCTGCCGTCATTAACAGGTGGTATTGCGCTCATCGGTTGTTCCTTTGGAATAAACGTCTGTTTAACACGTGCCACTTCCTGAATAATACGGTCTTTAAGTCCTTGCCTGTATGGTATGCCCTCGCCACCTTTAAGCCCCTCAATCTCGTTGTACAGCGTTTCGTATATTTCCCTGTTAAATCGCTGCTCACCATGTACTCGTAGGCTGTTCATCTCTATTTCTATGCATTTCTGCGCCATGATCATATCCTGTAACCTATCAAATGCGTGTGCATTACGGATAACGGTATTGGTGTAATCACGATTGGTAGAAAATTCAAGGTTTAGCCCGTATGTACGGTAATTGCTGAAATACTGGTCACGTACAAAAGTCCTTTCAGCGTAGTTTGAAGTCGCCTCAAAGCCCTGATAACCGATGAAATAAAACGTTTCCCACCAGTTCAGGTACACATCAACCGCCTTTGCCCCCTGCGCTTCTAATTCGTCCTGATAGTACCCGATGAATATAACACCGCCTTTGTAGTCGTTGTTCAAACGGGACAGAATAACATCGTCTAATACGGTTATCTCTTGGTTATATCCCTGTGTGACTTCTACTTCCTGTGTATATATTTCATCGAATTTCAGGTCATTGTAGATGTACAGCGTAACGGTACACGGAATGGACATCATGAGCGCAATCGACTCCAAACGGGTAGCATAATCACCCTGCGGTAGTTTAACCTGCCATCCGCAAAACTTCCCTGCATTGTCAATAGTGCGATACTGCGTCCTGAACTGCTTTTCAAACAGTATCTTTGACGGTTCTACTATATCATTTGCACGGAATACCGATAACATGCTCTCTACTGCTACCTGCTGCTTTAACGACAGCAAGTAGGCGTTATAGTTTTCGTCTGTTATCGTGCTGTCCTCTTGAGCGTCCCACAACCGAACGGGTGAACATGCGCTGTGTACGTAGTTGTAGTACATGCCTGACGTACACTCCGTAACATCGCTATCGAGCACGGGGGTAAAGTCAGAAGAGGTAGGCTGTTGCCACCCCTTCCGACCCATAATGACAGGGAGCAATCGCTCCAAATCAAGCCCGTTTGTGTACCTTATCGGCATAGTTTGTTTAGTTTAACAGACCAACGTATTTAGCTGCGAGGTAGTAACTGCCACTCAAGATACTTGTTTGCGTACCGCTTGTAATGGCACGTACACGCAAATACTTGAAGTTGCATGTAGGAATAAGGAACTGATATGTAGTGTTCTTTACCGTACCTGTGTCAACAAGACCTACCGACCCTTCTACGTAGTTTTCCAACGTAGTCCAGTTACCCGATGTAGCCGATGTTGCATCGTTGCTGCCCTGCACAATCATAGTACATGTTGTAGTACCTGTAATCTGTGTTACAATGTACTTCAACGCTACGGTTGACCATTGGTTGTGGTCATTGCGACCGTTCCAAAGGTATGCCGTGTCTGCACCGCTCAATGTGTCATTGCTGCCGATGTTCTTCACCGTACCTGCTGCTGTTACTTGGTTGAATGTGCCGCTACGATTGCTCTGTGCATTTGCGAACCCTGCGCAAAGAATGAATGCTATTGCTATTACTATATGTTTCATCTTTTCTATTTTATAGGGTTAACAATTACATTTGAGCGAATGCGTAAACAACAGATTCGTTCGCTGTGCTAAGTGGAGTAAGCGAGTTTGCAATGTCTACAGACACTTCAAATTCCATCTCATCATCCTGCGCAACACCGTTTTCAGACGATGTATCAGCACGAAGCGAATAACCATGAATAGCGAATACAAGACCACCTGAATAGATACCGCCGGGGTTAGTGATCGGGTCAATGATTGAACCGTAACCACCGAGATAGCTATTGTAATCACCATGTCCGATACGGTTCTGTTTAGGAATCCACGGAATCATAGCGTATGTGCCGGGCTGCATAACGAGCGCAACGCCATTACCGTAACCTGAATATGCAAGTTCGATTGATGGGTTGATGTTCATGCCCGTGAACTGGAACATTGTGTTCTGAGCGTTACCTGCGCCCTGTGACTGCCAGAAAGCGGCGTTAACCTCTGTCTGATTGTCGTAGATAGCATTGAACGTACTCATGTTGTAGTAGTTCGAACGCATAACGGCTTTAGCAAGCTGTGTGAACTGCTTAGTATCGCCTGCCTGAATCTCATGGAAGTAATCAGAACTATTCCATGTTACACGGCTACCAACAGGAGTGGAAGTTTTAACCACTTGGTTACGGTTGGTAAGCAGGTAATCGATGGCATCTGTTTCGATAGCCTCATGAATGTTCAGGATACAGTTTTTCAGGTTCTGCGCCATAGCCTGATTGAAGCTGAATATGTTGGTATCCATCTGCTTCAATGAGATAGAAAACGTATCGGAGTACGTAGTCCATGTGAAAGGCAGTTGCAAACTGTCACCCCTTGCGCCTGTGTGCGTGGCAGAACGTGCGCTGCCGGGTGTGCGCTGCTGACGAACCATAGAATAGCCATATACGGCACGGTCTTCACGGAGGCGAAGTTCCTCTACGTTCTTGACCATTACATTTTTGTTTTGCAAACCGAGTTGCAGGGTAGGCAGCATCTTCTCCCTCATTTCCGCTTCTGTGAACGTTTCTATGAGGGTAGTTTGAGCCGCCACCAGATTGGAGGGACTAAAATTAGCCATTGTTTTAAGTTATTTGGGAAAGATTATAAGCCCTGTAACTCGGGCGAATACTGTGCGCTGTAACCTGCGCTTAGACAACTTGAAGCCTATATCTCGGCTTGCACTTACAAAGATAAAGTAAGTTGCACGATATTGCCAAAAATATTTTTTACCTTTATACCATGAGAAAGCAAATATTATCATTGTGCCTGTTCGCTTCGGTCGGAGCAACCGCACAAACAACCGACTTCGAACGTAAACAATTAGAGAAACGCATGTCCGATATGGAGTATGCCGTACAGAATGCAGGGCGTGAACTGCGTAGGGCTAATAGCGGGTATAATACAGGGTTTATCCTGTCTGTTGTGGGTCTTGGTGTCGGGTTGTATGGGACTGCCTTAGAGAATGAGAAACGCCCTTATGTTATCGGTGCTGGGGCTGCCCTGTTTGTAGGTGGTCAAGTAACTTTGGTTATATCGAATCGGCACATCCATTTTGCGGGTGTGGCATTGAAAGGAAAACCCCAACCGTAGAAACGGTCAGGGTTAAACAAAATCACCACTTATTGAACGGCACGAAGGTACAATAAAAAAGCGAGTGTAGAAACACCCGCTCAAAAAACGTACTGATATGGAAAAATCGGTTAGTCCATACTATGCACCACTAAGCGCATGTAGTCGGGGTGATAAACGCCCATTTCTTCTGGGTGTTCACGTTCGTATTGCTCACGCTCACGTCGCTCCTTAATTGACTTTTCTGCCATGTCAATGCTATGTAGATTAAACCATGCCATTCTACGTGCCGTATTTGCGAAACTATAATAATCGTCTTCTTCTTCTTTTTCGTCTTCTTCTTCTTTTGGCGGCTGTTCTTTCTTGCCTATGCTCTTTATGCACGCTACTATTTTGTCATAGTATCTGCTTATTGCGTTCGGCTGTTCTTCAACCACCTCGCATTGTTGCGTCTGTTCTGCGTTTGTGTGTTCCATAAGTGTTTATTTAAAGTAAGGAATAATATCGTTTAATGATTGTGTGTTCGCTAAGTTAATGACTGGAATAGGTAATGCCGCAAGTTGATTTACGTCCTGCTGATTATACAATATTTCAATATCCCCAGCCGCTGTTGTTGTCTTTTCTTTTCGCACAATGTATGCATTCCCGTTTACATGATACGCCATTGTTATTGTATCGCTTATATGCTCTATGCTAACTATATTACACTCCCATATTGACTTATCGGGTTCAATATACGGCATTTCTGATAATTCTACAAGTGTTGTGGTAAGGTCGCACATAATACTATCGTTTACATGGGTAATTAATAAGCCTGTACGCCATATTCATGGACTTTTGCAGGCTGGGATGGGAGTGGAAGAACAACACCGTAAATTCACCATTATTAACGTAGGTGTACGCCTTAACTTCTGGGTGTTTCTCTTGCACTTCTTGGTGTATCTTTCTTGCAACGGAGACCTCAACTTCGTTCATGTTGGAGAACTTCAATCCTTGCATGCTCATAATAGTTTGACATTTGCCACAAATATACAAAAAAGCGGGACTACGCCAATAGCCCCGCTTAATTTTTATCTCACCCTTAATAGTTCTTATGACATTGTAAAGATAATAAAAAAGCGGGACTACTTTATTCGTCCCGCTTAAAATGTTTAGCACATTTTGCCGCCTTTTTTCTTACCTTTTGCCATATAATTGTTGATTTAATCCATCTCTACCGCCTGCCCCGCTTCCTTCAAGGCTTTCACCTGTGCTGCGAAATGCGACTGATACTCCATACCGTTCAGGTTCCCGTCTGGGTTCGCTTCCTTCCACGACTTTTCAATCTCTGAACGCTTAGTACTAATGCCCCCTTTCGGTGGTGTGCCATTACCTCCACGTCCTTTCCTTACGTCATCACCCTGTGGCTGTGTTCCCGCTACTGACATCTTCTTTTCGCCCTCAAAGAATGCTTTGTATGCGTCCTGTGGCGTTAGATCGTTCTGCGTCCTTTCTTCGCGTACCCTTTCACCGTTACGATACGGCACATACTTACCATCCTCTTTCTTCAAGGTCAATCCGTTTGCCTTTGCTATTGCGGCAAGTTCATTACGGGTCAAACCACCGTATTCAGCAGGGATTGCCTTGAACATCTCCGTTTCGACTTCGTACTGTGTGTAGCGTTCTTCCATCTCCTGCGCTTTCTTTTCGGCTGCTGTCAAGTTTTCCTGCAACTTCTTCACACGTCCGTCCGAGTCCTTTTGCGCTTCATAGTGTGCAACGAGGTCAGATAGCCCTTTCCCCTTGAAATTAAGCCCGTTTTCTTCTTTAAATTCCTTTATGCCTATCTCTAACCCTGCTGTCTTACCTGCGTTGTACTTCTCGCTCTCAAATCGCTTCAAACCTTCATCGGTGAATACCTTTACTTTCGGTATGTCAATGCTCACTTCTTCGGCTGCATCGTATGCCTCTGACAGGTCAACGCCTATCAGCTTGCCTAAACTCAAAATCTGTTCTTTGCTTATCATATTGGTTGTCGTTTGGTTTAAAATACGAATTTGTCATCCCATCCACCGTTCAATTCGGTGTCACCGTTTGGAGTGCGTACAATGTGGTCAGGAACGTTTGCACCTACTTCAAGGTAGTAGAATTTTGTCGTGTGCCACTTGCTATTCATGCGAGCGATACGGTGTGGCTCCATAACGATATTTTCGCTTGTCATGCCTTTTTTCTTGGCTACTTCAACAAACCTACCCTCAAACCTTTCGAGCGACTTTGTGCCGCCTTTCTTGCTTAGAAACGCCTCTACTTCAAGTGTGTAGCGGTGGTATTTCTTCGCCTTGGTCGGGTCGGTGGCGGGTGACGGTGCAAACTCTGCGTTCACCTCTCCCTGTGCTTGTTCGAACTGCTCCTGACTCAATTCAGGATTTTCTTTACGTGGTCTTGCCATATTATTTGCTTTTAATTGGTTACTACTGGTGGTTGTGGTGGTACTGGTGGTGCTGCTTTCATCTTCTCATCTACAAACGCATCTAATTGCGACTGTAAAGTTACGTAATTACTTGATATGTACCAATTTTCAGGTAATGACTCTATCCATTGCCCGAAATACAACTTTTTGTAGTACTCTTTCGGGTCGGTAAATGCTTTTTGCGCCTCTTGTATCGTCATGAACGGTGCGGGGTCTAACTTAAACTCCATCGTTAGTTTTAACCTCATCATTTCATCACCGCTGTACTCGCTATCTACCCATTGAAAATACATGTTTTTCAGGTAGCTATAAGACATCTTTTCTTTGATAGCCTTTTGCAACTTATCGGCTAATGCGTCTGGTGTTTCTATCAGATACCTACGCCCTAAGTTAATCTCACTACCACCGTATTCCTCACCGAACATGAACTCACCTACCATATCCGTAATCCACCGTTCCACGTATTCGGCTGCATCGGAAAACTTACCCAACCTGTCATTAACTGGCTGTACGTCTATGAACCTGCCTGTCGCTGTTTCGTGGCTGCTATCCTCAATCTGATGTGTTCCCCACATGCAGTAGTGAGCCGATTTATACTGCTCATCTACGGTGGCTTTCATTTCACGCCATGAATCAACTGCAACCTCAACCACGCCACCGGGCTTATCTACTATCGGGTCGTTTTTGTCTTTCGGATATGGCATTAGTATCATCTTACTCACATCCCGCTTACTCTCCTTACCTGTGCCATTACATGACGGGCACGGATCACCCATTAACTTACCTGCGCCATTACATGTAGGGCAATTACCTGCATACTGCCATGACATCGGGAATCCGTGGTGTAGTTCGTACATAACCACCTGCGAACGGCTGCGTAGTTGCTGGTCTGCAAGTGATACCACGTCATTGTATGCCGATGTATAACGTTGATGAACGTTATCCCATACGTAACCTGTTGTTATCGCAGGGACTTCACCAAAGTAATTCGGGTATTCCTCTAACACAGTCGCTACTCCGCCGTTCCACCGTATAGTTCTGTCGTATTCGTCATCTATCACACGGAATAACTGATTACCTGCGCTCATGCCTTCAAGGTTAGTTCCTTGATACTGGTCTTTGTCCAACTTGAACACCAAGTACTCAAACTCCCTGCCTTTCGGTTTCGGCATGTCCCATACATCCTGAACGCAATAATATGCAGGGTACGCCTCATCTTCACCAACCTCAATGAGTATAATGCCCATCGGGTCATAGTCGGAAGCAGGTAACCAGAATGTTTCAATCCATTGTCGTAGTGAATAGTCACTTTTAATGTCGCTTAGATACTCTATAAACTCCTTCTTCTTGTTGTCGGGTAGTATGTAGTTCACACTGCCACCTTTAGCGTTGAATATCTTATCCACAGGTCTGCGAAGCCGTGCAAAGAAATCAGTATTAGGTGGGCTGTAAAGCTGCCTTAATTTCAGCAAACGGGGGTTCTCGTAGTAGTCAATCAGCGAAAGGTACTTATCGAGCTTTAAACCCGTCATGTGCATGGTCATCTTCTCTGAATAGTCCTGACACTCTTTCACATACTTCTTATTCGGACGGTCACGGAGTACCGATGTAATCGACATTTCGCCCTGTGGAGCAGTAACGGGTAGTATCATAGTTGCAAATATAACATAATTATCAATAATCAACCGCAACGGGTACACGGTTTCTGCCTCTTACCTTGTAATTGTTAAACTCATGTGCCAAGTACGAAGTTATGAAATATCGTTTAGCATCTGAAAAGTGACCAATCGGCTCATAAGTACGCCCTGTTTCTTTGTCCTTCACTTTAGTCTTCAACATTGTCCCATCCTTATCCTCCTGAACCGTGGCGTAATCACGCATAGACACTTTACAATCGTCTGATACCTCTATGCTATACCCCTCATACTCAAATTCGTATATGTCGTTTATAAACGCAGCTGATAACGCTACTTCGGGGTGCGAACGTGCGACACGGTTATTCACTACATATCCCATGTCCTGCAATACCTCAATGAACTTATCAAAAAACGATGAACTATTGTAGTCAACTGTACTGCGACTATTCCCTGCGGGGTCACCATACACGTACACTACATCTTTATACCCGATACTACGCAACCACGCTGCAAGCCTACGGGCTGACTTTGGGGCGTTATTGTCAGGCGCAACACATGGCAACTCATGCACTTGCCGTATGCGTTTACCCATTGGCTGCCAAATGGATAAGGTAACGTAAGGGCTGGCATTCTGGTCACATGATATATGCAGCGTGTACTTATCTTCTATGAACATCGGACGCACATGCTTGGTTTCATCAAACGCTTTCCAAAACTCACCGCCTGTTCTCATTACTCCACGCTCACCATTCGCATATACCCTGTACATGTTCGGCTTATGTAACCGGCTGTGTTCAAATTCAGCAAGTGTATGCGTGTCGATAAACCCCGCTTTCCCGTCTGGTCTGCCTACAACCCAAAAGTTATCTCTGTATGTGGTCTTTATCCATACTGTATTGCCTGCTTTGTTTTTGCGAATAAACGAATGTTCTGCATCAAGTGAGCTGTATGGTACACCTTCGACATTCAACGGCATATCCTGCCATTCGTCTATGTCTATGACGTTTTTATACTGCCATAGCTGGTCGCTTATCGGATTCCAGTCGTTGATAAACTTCTGATTCGGTCTGCCTCGTAAACGTTTTTTCTGCTGATCCCATTGCTTTTCCGTAAACTGATTCCACTCGTTGTTGTAGATAATACCGATGTCCTCAACTCCCTTAATATCCTCTTCATCTTCCAAGCCCCTAAACCGAACAAATGACGTTGCGCCCTCATTCTTAATCAGGTCTTGTTGGAACATGTACTGTTCATCCAACGTTAGCCCCTTTGCTGCTGCCTTAAACGACTTGTACACCGAATCAGGTATATCTACGTGGTAACGCCTAAATACCATAATGCCGTAATCGTGTTCGTATGTATCGGTAAGTATAGCCTGCGCAATTGTGTATGTCTTACCTGCTGATGAACCACCCTCTATGTAGATGTATCGGATAGTCGGGTCGCGTAATGCGGCACGTAGATGCCAAAACAATGGATTAAACAGTTTTCTACTGAATACGTATTGCATAGTTAGTCATCGAACCCTACACGCTTAATGGTTATTTCGGTTTTCTGCTTGTTGTCCCGCTCAAAAATTCCTAGGTGCTTACCTAACTTTTCGAGTGCTGCAACCTTGTCATGAAACTTCACCTCACTCACTAAGTCGCCATCCGCTTTTAACGTGGTTTTTACGGCGCTTACAGCCGCTGTTTTGTTTGCGTCAAGGTGTTTTAACTCAAGTATGCTATTGCCGCCATTAACGAAATCCTGCACGTTATGGAAACCTATTTTAGCCAATTCAGCTATGACCATATCGGCTGTGACTTGGGTGCGCTGTTGCCTCTCTTGCATTAATTCTGCAATACGTTCTGATATGCTAACAATCGCTAATAACTGCGCACCCTTTACATTTGCTCCTTTTCCGCTGTAACCTGCCCTTATAGCCGCTTGCGCTCCGTTCAGGTCTTTCATGTATTCCTGACAGAACGCCTCATATTTCGGATTAGATAGTGCTGGCATCTTACCCCAAAGTTACGACCTTATCCGATACGGTGATACGTTATGAAAAGAAATATCTAAGAATTATTTTGTTAGTAATTATTTTGTGTTTAGCTTTGTGGAACAAAAACGGAAATATATGACAACTACCACAGTAATCGCAAACTACAAAAACGAAATAGTAAGCCTCGAAAACCAAATAGCTTACTGTAACACAGCGTTATCTAACGAACTGCAATCGTGGGAGTGCAAAGAATACGAATCGGTTAAGTCCGAGTGTGTCGCAAACATAGAACAACTGAACAGATTAATCAAAACAATCGAATCACTTTAACCACACGGGGCGCAGCATCCTACACTGCATAATTTCAAACAATCAAAAACCACAAACAATGAACACAAACAAAACAGTATTCACAGAGACAAACAACATTGCATTCGGCAAAAAAGAACAAGTACTTGTAGATGCTTTTTCTTCCGATGAGTACAGCTTTATAAGTATCACACTCATGGAGTCTTACTCAACTGGCATACAACGCAGTACAAACGTAAGTATGACATCGGAGCAAGCGATCCGTATGGCTAAAGCTATTCTTGAACACTACAACAACCAATAACCATGCACCACATCAAATCCATCCTCATCTTCCTCACGCTGCTGATACTTGCGGCATTAATTCAAAACTACTGATGAAACAATCCAACCCCGTAGGTCGCCCAAAAAAGGGCAACGAAAAACGATCCTGTTACGGTGCGTCCCTTGAACCCGCCACCGCTGAACAGGCACGGCTCATATTTGGCTCAGTCGGTAAGGCTGTGGAGTGGGCGGTTGCTGAACATATACGTTATAACAACCATAACATCAAAGTAACAGGCTAATGTTACTGCGAAAGTCAAGCCTGTAGCGGGTTTCAGGGGAAAGTAACAAAATAACACGATTTTAGCCCCCTTTCTCTTTATATCTCTATCTATATATTATATATAATAATAATATAGTAAATCTATTTTTCTATAGTTCTTGTTACTTTGTTACTTTCGTCTGAAACTCAATACAGGTAAGGGTTTTATAGTAACATTACCATGTTACTATCTTGTTACTCTTGTTACTAAAACAGCTTTTCGTACTCGCCTTGTTTGACTTTATCAAATAATTTCTTAATGTTTCTGTTCAAAAACATCTTCGCAGCAGGCTCTGTCACCCCGTTTTGTAACGAGATAGTAACAAAGGTTTTGGTAGTGAAAGTGTGCGGTATTTCTTTATATATTCTCTGCCAACGGTCATCAAGTTTATCCAATGGCGTTTCAGGTGACAGTATTTTGAGTGCTTTATGCATGTTGCCTAAGAAATACTCGGTCAACCTTATTGCTCCGTTCATCGCTATGTGCGATACTTGCCCCGTTACAGCCGTTTCGTTCATCACTTGGATAAGGATAGCGAACCGCAGGCAATAGTCCTGATATTTGGCTATAATGCCCTTTACATTATCTGATACAGATTTGTTATACTTGGTGTTTTTATAGCTGAACCACTCTTGGTACAGCGATAAAGCCGCAGGTGATAAGATATAGGTTTCCTTATCACATTCACGCCGTGCCATCAACCGTTGAAAATAGCCCCTAAATTCCGTTTTAACGGTAGGCGGTATCGAATTGGTACGGAAGTCCTGTTTTTCATTTGGGGCGGGAAAACAGAACAGGAAACGGTGGTAAAATCCATTGTGCTGATTCTCATCCTTAGCGAGTGATTCAAGTACGCCCGGCTGTATGCCGCCAATGATATTACAGTACGGCTCCTGTACCTTGTTTTCTTCACGACTGATACGTTGTAGTAGTACAGGGCTACCCGACCACAATTCAAGCCATTTTTGCACCTCGTCACCGTCTTTGTACTGATTCATGCGTTTCAGGAAACCCGACAACTCATCGGCAAAAACTGAACAGCCACGTGGATTGCATGACAGGATTTTAATAACCATTTCGATAGTACTGTCCTTAATCAGCGTTTGTTTCATCTGCGGACGTTCGGGTTCTTCCGTCTTGTTCTTCTTCGCATTAGCTAAATTTGCATTGTATTCCTTCATCGCCTCTTTATGCTGTTCGTACAACTTAGCATCATGATACTCAAGAGGCGCAAACGTACCCTTCAATGCAGGGGTCTTACTTGCCCCCGGAGGTGCGACAACAGCCAAGTACATTATCGGCTTCACTATGTACCCGTCTAATGCCTCAAGTTGTACAGTATTACCGATAGCAGTCGAACAGGCTACAAGTGATGCAGCCGCCATGTATTCGTGCTGTATCGTCTGTTGGTGTATGTAGTTAAACAGTTCGTCAGGTAGTATATCGTATGGGAATTTAAGCCTGTCTGTATTAATCGGTAGCGGCTGCTGCGTTACGTTAGCTGTGATTATTTCAATTCCTGCGCTGTCACAGATGCAGTTTATCTCCTGCATGGTTAAGTCCCAGTCACGATCATTTTTATAGTACACAATCTTAGATGGGGTAAGCGACCACCTGTCTGCTCCGAGTTTTGCGCTGTCGTTCCATGAAGGGAACTTAGGCATGGAAGCCGAGAATATGAGCGTGCGTTTCGACTTGAAATACACCTTAGCCGAATAAGCAGCCGTGCTACCCTCACGAGTAAACGCCACCCACGGTTTGCGCTTGTATAGTTTCTGGTCTTTGTTCCTGAATAGCCCTATAGAATTTAGTAGCGTTTCATAATCATCGTCAGATATATTCCTGTCAAACTGCAAACACACATTCTCGTATTCAGACGGGTAAGTTACCAACTGTGCGCCTGTTGGTACAGGTAATGCGTCCTGTTCCTCATGAAAGAACGCACCACATTGTACAACACATTGGTATTCTTCATCGGTCAGGTAGTCGATGTCGTTCCAATAGTTGTGGACTATCTCATAGCCTTGAGTTGGTGCGCAATAAGACAGTAATTCACCAGTATAGACGCTGATAACCTCTTTACCGTCATGAGACTGTGCAAGTGGTATTTTGTGGTCTAACTTATCATACTTGAAGTACACATGATACCCACCTGAACGAGTGCGCTCTATGCAGACCTTACTAAGCAAGTCGGGTCGTTCTGCCTGTACCATACGTAGCCAGTTGTCGTAGATGTCCTTGTTAGTAGTGTTTTTCAGGTCAAAGTCAATCATTCCGAGTGGAGCGATTACCTTAATGGCGACTGCGTTAGCGTTTCGGAATGACGCAAAGTTTGACACCTCTCCTGCTAATAGCGACTTGACATACGCCATATCTATGCGTATTTTCTTCAGGTCGTGTTCGGGGTGTAACGAGGCTATGCGTTTTTCCATATCCCATATAATAGGGAGTACGGTTAGCCCGTTGTCGTAGAACTCTTGGAATATTTGGATGTCCATTATACTTGTTTAGGAGATAAACGATAAAATACCAGTTCGTAGTCGGATGTGTAATGAAGGTCGTAATCGAACCCGACTATCAGATTTTCAGGTATGGGGTCGATATGCAGCGTTAATACCATTTCAGGCGACAACCTGAATATGAGGCAGTCAATAACGAATAATAGTTCTGCATTGTAAACTGTGTGCATAAAAAATAAGAAAATCCCATTAAGGTTCAAGGGCGGCCACCCTATCCCCTTAATGGGACATTAAATGTTGTAATCAGCTGTGGCCGCAGCTATTGTGTAAAGATACTAAAACAACTTCATCGCACCAATTCTATCATACAATTCAAAAAACTCCATTGGTGTAGAAATGAACTCATAGATTTTATTAAGCCTTCGCATCTTAGCTTGCCTTTCCAACTGTTCAGGTCGTGGTCTATCCTTACCCGCCTTAATCTCAATATCAAACGATGTACCATTAGGGTGAATACAGGCAATGTCGGCAGTTCCTCTCTTAGTACTTGAGCCTATCCATTTGCCGCCTACCTGCCTGCCCTGTACGTTTATACGGTTGCCATCTCCCCCGACCCAGTCAAGGTAATTCGTAATGAAGTTTGTTAATCCGTTTGCCGTTTGGTAGTCAGGCATTTTCGGTGTGAGGTAATGCCCGTCTTTGTAAGCGGATGGGAATTTACTTTCAAACCATAATTTATGCGCTGCGAAATACCTGTCCTTAACAGGCTGTGGTATCTCATATCGCGGCGGTTTCTTCTTCTTCTTTGGTTCAGGGTCAAAGCTGCCATGTATCTGCTTTAACCAAAACTCTTCGTGTGTGTCCATACAGTTTAAAATGTAACAGCCTTACGGGGCTGTTGGGTGGTTAGAATGGCAAGTCCGAAACTGTGCCTGTGTTACCAGCCATCGCATTAGTAGTAGGCGTGTCGTCTGAAACTGGAGTGGCGTCAATCTTGTAGACCTCAATGCTGCCAAAGAACCGTTCTACATTGTCTTTCATGTACTTTACCCCTCGCAAGTTGCAATGAGCCGTTACCGATTGCCCTACTTTCAGGCTATCCATGAACCCGATAATAGTGTCACGTTTGCCGAGTATCGGTATGTACTGACTGTAAGTTTGCCCGTTGTACTGTTCGTCAACCTGAATAACGATTTGGCGTTCCTTGTAGGTCTTGCCGTTGTGGTCTTTCGATGTTGTTGAGCCTATCGCATAGACCGTTCCTTTTACTTCCATTGTTGTTTGTTTTGTGCCTGTTAGGCGGTTATGAAAAAAGTGTACCTGTTTTTACGCTATTATCTGCTATTATTCCACGAGCTGCATTAAGTATTGCAAGACCTATATCAGGATGACAGCAGTTGTTTTTCATTTTTCGAGATAATTTAATTGCGTCTGTGCTTAATCCGTCTAATATTTCTGAATCTCTGCGCCCTTCTGTTCGCATGCCGTTTAATGATTTTACGGGGCCGAACCTACCGATGTCGCTTTGTAATTTATTCCTGTTTTGCGTTTGATTTTTACCGCACATTTTACCTATTGTTGGCGATGTCCTTAACAAAGGAATTTTAAAATTAGCCCAAAAGTAATGTCTGCCCGATATTTGAGGTTTCAAAAATGGTTCATAATATGACTTTACATTTTCTATGCAAAACTTCCCCTTGCAAAAGTGCTGCAAAAATATTATCTCTTGCCATAAAGACATATCAGGGTAACGGATTACGCCTTGTGCGTTTAAAAAGTTGTTTACCCCTGAATGAGTTGGGCATGGTGGGCTTCCCCAAATAAAACCGTTTTCATATTCTTTGTAATGCTCTAAAAGGTACTGGTGAGCATCAGCCACAATAACAGTATCATCAGGAAAAAACTCTTTGTAAACAGCTGCTATCTTTGGGTCATATTCTACCGCTGTAACTTCAACATCTTGCCAATATTTCCTATTGCCTCCTATTCCTGCGTATAGGTTTAATACTTTTAGCGGTTTCATGTTATTTGGTTTTTAGGCGGTTAATTGATATAATAATTCTTCGACTGTTGTTTCTGATAGTGAGTCATCGTATGGGGCGAAATATTGAGATGAAATCCACAAAATGCCTGTTGGATATCTCTTACCGCACATGCTGCATCCGCCACTTGAATGCTCCAATGCAATTCCCACATCAAACGCTAAACTTTCACCGCAGCAGGCTTTTATTATAGCGTTAAGCGGGTACACTTCGCCCCTTTTTATTCCTTTGCCAGACGGGTGTAATGCTGTATGTATCGCTATCACTTTCTTTCCGACTTCAAACATAGTTATTTAGTTTTAGTTATAAATACTGTTTACCTTTTCCCGTCACCATACACACCCCATTCGCCACCGTCATGTACCCAAGTTGCACCAAATCGTTTATTGTCGCTGCATGTAGTTCGCTGTAAACTAAACCGTACACATGGCAGTAGCGGAGTAGGAATAGTTGGGTGGGGGTCATACCGATTCCATTGAATGTTCCTGCAATATTGCGGTTATTTCTGCGATGTTCTTAACGGGTGCGATGAAGTCCATGTGCAGTGCTATGTCGTGTAGCCTGTCTGAGTTAATGTCGTCATAGATGGATTCCCAACTTGCAGCATTACCACGTACCATAAGGTCATTACGCATCGCTTTCATCTGATTGTGGCTGTTGTTAATGTGGGTCTTTATCCATGATGGTGCGAGTGGGTTTTGCTTTAGCCCTTCCTGCGAGTATTGGAGTATCTGTTGCAGGTACAATATCCTGCGTAGGTCGATTACGAATTGTTCGAATTGTGTCATGTGTTATGATTTTGTATTCTAATGATTTAATTGTCGCTGATATGTGCGGGTAAATCTCCATACTATCCCGCATCATACGGTGCGTGTGCAACACGGTTGTATGGTCTTTCCCGAAGTACTTACCGATGTCGTACAAGGTATGCCCGAATTTACGCATAATGTACATACAGACCTGCCGAGGATAACGGATTTTATTGCGCCTGCTGTTCTGTGCAATGTAGGCGTAAGTCACCCCGAAGTAATCACACACAATATCTGTTATGACGTTTATGTCGGGTCGCCTTGCAGGGTTGTTAATCTGCGTTGCTGCAATGATACGATAAACATCGTCATAGTGTATTGCGCCATCTTCAAGTTCCTTGCATATTTTCGCCACTAATGCAGCGTTACGGTGTTGTTTCAGTCGTAGTGCTGCTGCTTCGTGTGCCATGCGTTCCCCTGCATCGGTAAGCGGGAATAGTCCCGCCCGTAGTTCCTGTCCGTTCACCTTAACTATACCAAGCCATTGCCCGTGCAGGTATTCAACATATTTGTATCGTGGTCGTGGGGTCATATCAGCATCTTACCCGCCTCCGTTACGGCTTCTGTGAGTAGGTCTATGTCTTTCTGTG